TTTGCTTCAGAGGCTCCACTTTTATGGGCGTGACCGCTGGCCTCATTTTGTTGTGCTTCGGCTTCTCTTCAGATATGGCCCGTCTCTCACCATCTAAGGCCTCTTCCCGGGTTTGAAATTTTTCTATTTCAACCCTGGCTATCTCCTTAAACCACTCGGAACTCTGTTTGTGCTGAGAAAGCCGATATGTAACAGACAAAGAAACCCCGACATACAATAAGTCGCCTTTTTCATTGAAATGTCTGTAAAGATAGGTCATATTACGCGGCCTTATTGTAAAAATTCCAAACATTTAAGCATGACAAAAAGACATTCTGGTCGTAAGCCAGGGTCCGGGTGTACCCCTGAAACTTGGCCGGGCCCCCGTCTTTATCCAACCGCAAGCTGGCGACCCGGACAATGATATACCCGTTGGCTGTCGCGAGAAGCCTATATCCGGCAAGCTGGAGTCGCCAGGACAGGCTCAGGGGCTTCGGGGTCTTGAGGTCGAGCAAAGTTAGCCCTTCGTCCCCCCGCATCAGGAGAAGGGCGTCAGGGTGGCCCTGGAAGCCTCTTTTAAGGTCCACCAGTTCTTGCTCAACCCAGATGACCTTCACAACAAATTCGCTGGCCCAATCCGTCAGGCTTTTGTGGTAGCCCTCAAATTCCGGCTCCGGATCTTCGGCGCACCAAAACCCGCCCAGGTACGCGGCCGCGGACGCGTGGACCGAAACGCCGCGGGCGGACGCCTTCTCCATGATGTGATCCGGTATGCCGGCGAAGGCGCCCTGGTTGCAGAAGCTGATAATCTGTGTTACTGAGGGCAGGCTCACTCCGTGGATGCCTCCGCGTTGCCTTCGGACTCGGGCTCAGCGACAAACAACCCCCTCTGCCGCTCCTCGATGCTCATGGTGCGCTCCCGGACCACTTCGCCGGTGTCCAGGCGCACGACGACAATGGCGTTGGCCTGGTAATCCTTAATCAGGTGACACTCCACAGGCTTGTACTCACAGCCGGCGTTGATGATGGCCGAATACTCGTTCCGCTTGGCGGTGGCCGCGTCGATGCGGGCCTTGAATTGGGACTTGACGGCCGCCAGCCCGTCTTCGGCCTGGGTGATCTCGGTGCCCACCTGGCCGATCCTGATGGCGTACTCCTTATAGTCGGCATCGGTGAGGGGAACCTTGAGGGTTTCCTTGATGGAGGTTACTTCGGCGTCGCCGTATTCCGGCACTTGCGGGTCGCCGGGAGCTGGGGCAGCTTTGATTTCTTCCAGAAGCCCGAGCCCGGCGGCTTCCGTGTACTCGGACAGGGGGGCTTCGGGGTTCTCGTCGAACGGGGTTATAACATCCTCCATGCTCAGGCCCCGGGCCGACAATTCATCCACGATGGCGTCCATGGTTTCTTGGGTAATGGGTGGTTCTGGTGCTTTTTTCGGCATACGGCCTCCTGAGAAATATTTATTAATATCCTTATATTAAATGGCTTTCGTGAGAAGTCAACAATTATTTCTCTGTTTTGGGAACAAAATACGAAAAAATCGAAAATATTTCTTGCATAATGGAATAGCCGCCTTTAAGATAGAAAACCAGGGGGCAAAAGCCATGAAATTGAAGGACTACCTGGAACTTAAAAAGGTGAAACCCTATAAGTGGGCAGAAGAAGTCGGCCTGCCAAAATCTGGTGTTTATGTTTGGCTGGCCGGGAAGCTCAGGCCGAATATCCAGAATATTATGGCTATCAAGGTGGCCACCGATGGCGCCGTGGGGCCAGAGGATTGGATATGAACCTTAAACAGTATTGCCGAAGTCAAGTTACAAAAGCACTAAAAAAAGGTGTGATCGTTCGGGCCGACAGTTGCGCCGAATGTGGCCGAAAGGGTTCTAAAAAAAGACCATTAATAGCTCATCACGATGAATATTCTATAGAAAAAGCCCATGTGGTCAGGTGGATGCACCGTCCATGCCATATGTCTTGGCACAAGAAATATGTTGCCACAGTTAACGAAGACGGTTTTTTTGAACAGCCAGCCTTTGTAAAGGGCGGTAGAATTAAAGAGATTCGGGAATTATTAGGCTTATCCCGCAAAGACTTAGCAAGCAGGGCGACCCCCCCGGTAACTAATCATGTTGTTTCGGCTTGGGAAAGGAACGGCGTCCAGTCCTTTCGAGTTCTAAATATTGTTGCTCACGCCTTATCTGTCCCAGAGAAGACATTGTTAAGAGGTGGGGCTCTGGTGGTTGGATCGGCGGCGACCTAATGCCCAAGCCCACCATCATCCCCTGCCCTTCCGGCAAGGTCCAGTACGAGAAAAAGGTCGAGGCCTTGCTCTGTGAGTGTGGTTGTGGGGGGACAGTCCCAATAGCTCGCTACACTTGCAAGAGAAGCGGTTGGACCAAAGATCATCCGAAAAGATTTGTCCGGGGACATAACCGCAAAGGAAAAACTTTTCCTAACGATGAATCCAAACCCTATTGGCAAGAAATATGGTTATTTAACGAATATGTTATTAAAGGCCAGTCTGCCTCTGATATCGCTCATAATTTTGGATGTCATACCAACAATGTCCTTTACTTTTTGAATAAACACAACATACCGCGGCGAACTTCATCGGAACAAAGAACCGTTAAAAAATGGGGGTTGGTGGGCAAAAACAACCCCATGTTCGGGAAAAATGGAAGCTTGAATCCAAACTGGAAGGGGGGCATATCAACAGAGAGAAAAAAGTTTAATGCATCTAAAGAATGGAAAATGGTTGTCCAAAAGATTTGGAAAAGAGATAAAGCTATTTGTCAAAGATGTAAGCTGAAAGCCTTTAAAAATTTGCCAAGAGAATTTCACATCCACCATATAATATCGTTTACTGTTAAAGAATTAAGGCTAAATTTAGACAATTTGATATTATTGTGTCGTTCCTGTCACGAGTTCGTGCATAGTAAATCTAACATAATTGGGGAATTTATAGGTGGCTAATCCAACTATAATTCCTTGCCCTTCAGGGAAAGTGCAATATGAACACAAAATTGAAGCATTGTTGTGTATAATCCATTACGAATTAAAGGACGACGGACACCCCCGGCCCATCCGCACATACAGGTGTCCTATCTGTCAAGCGTGGCACCTCACGTCCCAGCCCAAAAAAAGAGAGGAGACATAAAGTTGGAAAACTTTGATTTTGAATTACAGCACGATCTTACGCTGACAATCGTTTGGAAATATCCCCCGGAATCTAAGGATGAAGAACAGTATCGCAGAAATATTGAGATGGCTGTTCAAGAAATGGCACTTATAGTACAAATCCATTCAGAAGAACTCGCAAAACCGATAGTAGCTAAAATGATACAAAAAACTAAAGAGTTATGGGAGTCATTGAATGGGTCTTAACATGGCCATCGTCCAGGGGAAATTAGGTCGGGACCCTGAGCTAAAATATACGCCTGGTGGGGATGCGGTATGCAAGTTTTCCCTGGCCGTCACCCAGAAATATACCGACAAGTCGGGCAATAAGCAGGAGAAAGTTTTTTGGGCCAACATTGTGGCCTGGCGGAAGCTGGCGGAAATTTGCAGCAAATATCTAGTCAAGGGCCAGGAGTGCATCATCACCGGGTCCCTCAGCAGCAGCGAGTGGGAAAAGAACGGCGTCAAGATGAGGTCCACGGAGATCGTTGCCGCCACCATGAATTTCTGTGGCCCAGCACCGGCGAAGCGGGATGAAAGCGATGACCTTTCGTTTTAAAGGACGACCATGACTGAATCAAAAAATGGGCAAAACGCATGACACGACCCAGGAAACAAACGGTCGATTGGTTCCCCCACTCATGCACTCACGGGCGAACCATGTTTACCCTGGAACGAAAATACGGCATTTTGGGTTACGGATTCTGGTTCAAGCTCTTAGAAATTTTAGGTAATACAGAGGGGCATTCTATTGACGCTGAAGATTTGGCGACAATGAATTATCTTCAGGCCCAAACCTATACCAACGAAGAAACCTGCACAGAAATCTTAAATCTTCTTTCTGCCCTGGACGCCATAGACCCTAAATTATGGAAAGAAAAGATTATTTGGTCTGACAATTTTGTTTCCGGCCTTGCTGCCCTGTACCGGAATCGCAATAAACCTATCCCGGTCAAACCGGATAATAATCATAATAAACCGGGTCAACCCGGAAAAAAACGCAAGATAACCGTAGAGGAAGAGAAGGAATGGAAGGAAGGGAAGGAAAAAGATATTGCACCGCCGGGTCCTTCGGACACCGCCGGCGCCTTACCTCCGGTCCTCTTTTTTTCATGCCAATTTTTCGATGTCGATTTTGATTACCGCATGAAGCTGGCCAAAGAATTCCCTGCGCTAAACGATGCCCTCTTGAAAGATGAATTTTCCAAGATGGAGGATTGGATCATTGACAACAAGAGAAAAAAGAAATTCAAGGCCAACGGCCAGATTGGGAACCCCCGGGCATTTATAAAAAACTGGCTGAAAAAGGTCGTGGTGGATGGTCAACAGCTATTCGGGGGATCTGATAAACCGAAGGGATTAGCGGCGGTGCAGAGGTTTATGCAGAAAGGAGAGGAAAGTGGATGATTTAGAAGTAACTGAGTTTCTCGCTGCTAATTTAATGGGCTGGTGTAGAAACTTCCCTTTTACAGGATGGTGGATTGGCAATATTTCTGTTGGGGAGTTTGCACCATGCTCAAAAATTGACCAGGCTCTTGGCGATGGTAGGTCTTCTGATACCGTGGCTGGGAAAATGAAAGAAAAAGGGTGGTCATTACGGCACATATCGGAAAATCCTTATATGCAAGATGAGAACAATAGATGGGTTGCTAATTACCGCCATCTTGAAACGATGCAATTTATACAGGAATATGGTTCAACCCCCGCTAAGGCTATTAGTTATGGTGCAGTTAAGGCATTAAGGGAGCCATAAAAATGGATAAGCAAATCTTCGGTAAAGGAATGGCGCTTCTGTCGGCCCTGTATCCTGACTACCCCTTGAAAGACGAAACCATGGAAACCTATTGGGAATTCCTCCGGGACATGGCCAACCTGGATTTCGAGCGGGCGGTGAAGGGGCACGTGCGCACCTGCAAGTGGTTCCCCAAGGTGAGCGAATTACTGGAGGCCTCCCGGGCGCATCTTCCCACAGCCCACGATGTGATGAACCAGCTACTTGCGGCGGCGGAGGCTGGCCTGGATGAGCCCCCACTAAGCCCGGCTGGAAAGGCGGCTCTGGGCGCCCTGGGTGGCTGGGAGGCGTTCCAGGTGATGCGGTACGAAGATATTTCCTTCCGCTTCAAAGAGTTCCGGACGGCATACCTGGAGGCCCAGGCCCGGGAGAATTTGGCGCTGGTGGGGAGCGAACAGAAAGTGTTGGGGGAAAAATAATGGCAGAAGGCGGATACACCCCGCCGGCCAGCCTGGAAGAAGGGTTTTGCCAGTGTGGGTGTGGTCAAAAAACGAAGCTGGCCCGGAAAACCAATAAAAAGTTTGGGCACACAAAAGGCGAGCCAGTTAAATTTATTGTTGGCCATTGGGCAAAATTAAAACTTAAGGGACGGAAGCCCCACAACTGGAACGGGGGCATAGCAAAGGTTGGCATAAAGGGGCAGCAATATGGCCACTTAGACGTTTTTATGCCAAACCATCATAGGGCGCACGGGCATGGTTACGTTTTTGAACATACCTTAATAGCCGAAAAGGCCCTTGGAAAACCGTTGCCGAGAGAAGCGGTAATTCATCACCATACTTCCAAGCAACTAGTAATCTGTCAGGACCAGGGGTTTCACAATCTCTTACACAAGAGGACCAGGGCGCTCAAAGCGTGTGGCCATGCCTCATGGTGGAAATGTGTGCACTGTAAAGAGTATGACCCGTTAGATAAATTAGCAAAACACAGTCGCGGGTCTTATATTCATCCGGCTTGCCGTAAAGAGCGAATGAAAGACTATCACGGGGGGCTTCGTGGAAAAAGGTTATAGCCCGCCAGCCTCTTTAGAGGCCGAACAAGCGTTGCTTGGGAGTTGCCTCGTCCGTCCCAACGCCCTGGACGAACTCGTCGACCAGGTGTACGAGACCGATTTCTACCGGGAGGCCCACGCTAAAATCTACCACGCCATGACCGACCTCTACGGCGCCAGCATGCCGGTTGATTTGGTAACGGTGAGCCAATACCTGAAGGACCGGGGGCAACTGGAAGGGGTGGGTGGCCCGGTGTACCTGGCTGGCCTTTCCGAAGCTGTTGGTTTTTCGAGCAATTATATGGCTTACGCTCGCAAAATCCGGGAAAAAGCCACCTTGCGGCGTCTCTTGGACGCCAGCCAGGAAATCGCCGGGGGGTGCCTGGGACAAGTCGACGATGTGGCGGAATTCACCGGCCAGGCGGCTGAGAAAATCTTTGGGGTCATGGATGAGCGGGGCAGTGAATCCTACGCCCTGGGCGACCTGGTGCCGGGTGAGATCCAGAAAACCGAAACATTGTGGGCGAACCGGGACCAAGGGCTAATGCTCGGGGTGCCCTCGGGGTTCACGGACCTTGACCGCCTGACGGCCGGGTTTCAGAAGTCGGACTTGATTATTTTGGCGGCCCGCCCCAGCATGGGAAAGACCGCCCTGGCCCTGAATGTCTCGTACAATGCGAAACTGCCGGTAGCCTTCTTCTCTCTGGAAATGTCAAAAGAGCAGCTGGTGCGCCGGTATTTCGCCAGCGAGGGACGCATCAACACGTCACGGCTACGCACCGGAAATATGGGCGGGGACGAATGGGTGCGCCTGCAGGAAGTGGCCGGCAAACTACTGGACGCGCCCATTTATATCAGCGACAAGCCCAAGCCAACCTCCCTGGAAATCAGGGCGCAGGCCCGGCGCCTCAAGAAGCGGCATGGCGTCGGCCTGGTGGTGGTAGACTACCTCCAGCTAATGCGGGACCCCAAGGCCAAGAGCCGGGAGCAGGAGATAGCCCGGATAAGTGGGGACCTCAAGGCCATGGCGAAAGAACTGGATGTGCCGGTGGTGGCCCTGGCACAGCTCAACCGGGACGTGGAGAAGCGACCGAGCAAGAGGCCGGTGCTGGCGGACCTGCGGGAGAGTGGCGCCCTCGAACAAGATGCGGACGTGGTGATTTTTATTTATCGGGATGAGGTTTACCGGAAGGATTCACTGGACAAGGGTATTGCGGAGGTTCGGGTAGCAAAACAGCGGAACGGGCCAACGGGGCTGGTGAAGCTGGTTTATCTGGCGGAATACACCCGGTTTGAGAACTATGCCGGGGAAACCCTTTTTTAAGGAAAAACTTAACTCCCGAAACAAAATTAGGAGGACTAATGGAAGATTCTTTCAAAACATGGGGGATTTTGGAATTAATGGGGCACCGGAAGATGTGCGGTGAAATATCTGAACAGCAAATCGGTGGGGCTGGAATGGTTCGCATTGATGTACCTAATCCTAAAGGTGAGCCAGTTTTAACGCAATACTACAGCCCTCAAGCGGTTTACTGCATTACTCCCACTACCGAAGAGATTGCACGTTCTATGGCGGCCAGAATGGACACTACCCCTCCGGCAGTTTGGGGATATTTGCCGCAACCGGAAGAAGTCAAATAGGAGCAAAGGAGACGAAACATGACCAACCAGAAGCTGATTGAGGACGTGGCGAAGTTGGAGGGAATCACCAAAGCGGCGGCCGGCCGGATCGTGGAATTTATCGGCCGAGCGATTATTGCGGACCTCTTACTGGACGGCAAGAGCCAGTACCCGGCCCTGGGGATTTTCACCCTGGTCATCCGGGCACCCAAGGCCTGCATCGACCCCAGAACCGGCGCATCCGTCGGGATTAAACCGGCGTACAAGACGGTGAAGTTTAAGCCGTACAAGGCCGTGAAAGAGCAGGTGAACCAGGCGTAAGGCGCGGGCAAAAAAAAGACGGGCCGGGGGTTTTCCCCGGCCCTCTTTTAGTCCCAAACCCAGCCATGTGAACGGCAAACTGGACACCAGAAATTATTAGGCGTGTCATCATCGGGGTCACAGAGCAAGTCACCCAACTTCCCACGCCAGCCACAACCTTGACAGTGAACCCCAAGCCGCAACAGGTTCCGGGCCTCCTCGTTCTGTCCCCCTTTCCATTCTGTCTCAGCTTCTTTGGAAAGAGTAATGGCATTTTGGGGAGCACTCATCCCATTTTCTCCCGTATTTCCTTGGCCAACTTCACCAGGGATGTGAACGGGCTCGGACGCAAGGCCCCGCTGAGCCGGTTCAGGTGGACCCAAACCCCAGCCCAATATCCGAACATCACGAACTTATATCGGGCCAGGGAGTCGATGGCTTTCTTTTCGGCCTCGATCATTTCCAAATAGATGGCTTGTTGGTACTGGCTCATGGTTTCATAACCCCCTTCATGGCCGCCTCTAATTCATCGTCCACGATATGCGTGTAAATGGTGGTGGTCCCAATGTCGGAATGGCCGAGAGCCTTTTGAACCAAAACCAGATTCTTGGTATATCTCAGCATTGTAGTTCCAAAGGTGTGGCGCAGTAAATGACAATGGAGCCTTTCAATTCCCGATTTCTTGGCCATCTGGGCCACCAAGGAGCGCAGGAACCTAGTGCACACCTTTCCCCCGGGCCCGGTTTCAAAGATCGTACCGGACGGCGCCGCTTCGTTGAGGTAGGATTTTGCCAGGGCCAGGTCTTCGTCCCCCAGCCAGAGGATTCGCTGTCGGCCGCCCTTGCCCCGCACCTTAAGCTTACCGGATGGAAAACTCAGGTCGCTTACCCGGAGATCGCAGACTTCTTGGGTCCGAAGCCCGGCGTTGAGCATGAGCCGGACCATCAGGAGATTGCGACGCTGGAGCAGAGTGCCGCCCGGCATCGACGACAAGAGCCGGACGCGCTCGTCATCGGTGAGCACGTCCGGGATGGGGCGCTTTTTCATATTTTCATTCTCCAAGGACAACAATAAAATGCCCCGCTGCCTGTTGTTTGACGATCTCATTAAACTCGCCCCTGGCTATTCCCATGGCGACATTGGGATCAAAACACTCCCCCAAGGGAAACTTCTCTCTACGGTCACCAGGGAATGATCCGACTAAAACTTCCCCGTTAATTTCTTCAACTCTCCCGGCCAACCGTTCGTCGGGATGAGCAAAAATATCGCCAACTTTCAGGCTGGCCTGTGCAACCGCTTTTTTAACGGCTCTCACTATGGCGAGCGCCTTACATTCTTCGTGGGTCATGTCGCCTCCTCCTCAATCTCGGCGGTGTAGTGGTCCGCCGCCAGTTGCGCTATGTAGTCCGGCTCAATGTCGTTCAGGTGGGCCAGGTGCATCAGGTCCACGATAAGGTCCACGATGTTATCGGCCAGGGTATCCCCGGCGTCCCGGCCCTGGTAGGCGTCCAGGGCCAATTCCGCCCGTT